GTATTTAAGCAATGGAGCGGCCAGAGTAGGAGCAACTCCAACAGTCCAGGTAAAACCATCTAACTGCAATAGCCTTTCGAGCATCTTGGTTGGTGTTTGATCGGGGAGCGGTTTGACAGTAACATTCATAGCTGGAATAGGTTGCACTAGGAGGGCAGTGCCTGTATCAGCCATGGTCGTAGAAACTGTCTCAACAGTTTTGGGAACAATATCGGAACTGAGCGTTTGCTCAACGGTTTGGGTATCGGTTTTGGCATGGATGGTGGCGGTGACAAGAATAAGCTCTCCCACAGACTTCTCACCAGAATCTGGGGCACGCAGGCGGATGCAACTACTTCTTAGAAGCACCCTTTGTCGAATTTTTATCTGAGGCTAACGACAGGACCCCCGGATTTTGATTCTTGAAGAAAGAAACGCGAATCTGGAACGCAGGCGACTTGAAAGGGCTCGCACGCCCAATTGAGGTCTAGTTTTTAGCAAACTCACCAGGGAGAATGAGCTTGGCATGAGCAAGGTTATAGGGGTCAAAAACAACACAGGCCCCTGTTCGGAGGGCCCAACGGTTGGCAATCTTAAAGTACTTGTCATAGTGCTCTTGCGAGTAGTGACGAAGTTCCAAGAGAACGGAACGCAATTGGTTGGCCATATCGTCAACGGGACGAGCAGCATTTTGCCAGGCCCACATCGGGGTTTCCATTACGGAAGCCCAACGTAGGGGGGCATAAGCATAGTCGTTGATAACACGGAACTTACGCTTGAGATACTCAATTTCATGAATATCAGCGTACTCTTGGTGGGTCTCGGACTTGTCAAAGGACGTATAATACATCCCAATATCAAGTGCGAACTGGGACATGGATTGCATGTTGAACTCGGGGTGGTTGCGCACGGCGACGACTGAATCGTCACCGTAGAAAGCACAGGCTGTGTCCTCTTTCCACTCTTTGTCAGAAAGTTTAAGAGCACGCCAAAAGCAACGATGAATTATCCAATTAATAAAACTATTATAGAGAGCAGTTAAGCGATTTCCAGAACTATTGCCTTTTGCAGTGTAAAAACACCTCTTCATAAAGGCATGGTAAACAGGGATCGTTGAGCGAATGAAATTGGCTCGGATCTTCTGTTCACTAGGACTAGCGGGACAAGCAAAATTAACAAAACGGATAAATTCTTCAATAAAATCGGGTGGAAGTGTGTATTCAAAACCAGAAAAATCACCGGCCATTACGGTCGGACTCTTTGAGCGGAGGCGGTTATAGAGCAAAGTCCACTCGGGACCATGGGCGTTTAGACCAACAGAAATTGGAGTAGTCCAAGGTTCCTTTTCTAATTCGCGTTGGAAGCGGTTGAAGTAACGTTTAGCCACAACAACATATTTAAGCTCAGCGATACAGAACACGCGGACTTTTCCAGTAGCAATATCTTCGTTAGGCAACAGTTCATCTTTAGTTGAATTGATGACTGTCATCGGGACGATGTGACATTCTAACTGTTTCTCAAGTTTTTGGCATTCAGCGATAAAAGCAGGATTGGGAAGTCCCTTCCAATAAAGGACTTGGAGGCGGGATAGGTTATTTTCAGTGTAGCCATAACCAGAACTTTTGTCAAGGTCGATCTTATCGATAGTGACACCACCGTTAATTACATCTTCGTAAGTTTCCAACTTAGATGCAATACGGGGGTTGTAGTTAGGAGGTAGCAATTCTGAAAAATCTAGGCCAGAATACCATTCACCTTGGACAGGGCCAGAGATGTTAGGTAGGCCTTTAGTCATTCCATACTTGTTCATCACGTATGAGATTGGGTTAATCCCATCGTGGGGTTTGAAAATAGCAGGGGAGCGGGTAGGCTTATGATCCATTGAGATCTTACCATGTTCATCAAAGACTTCATGGTCAGGATGAAACTCGGTAGGGATAATCTTTGAGGACACAGGTAGGAAAAATGTCTTATCTGAAAAGGCACCCTGGTAATGTACACCAGGGGTTGAAGGAAGAGGATCAGCAGGGCCAGGAATTTGAAGTGAGTCCATACGGGGAACGAACTCGACACTCTCACCAGTTGCATTGCGGTACAACTGGATAGCATCTTCTACTTCTTGTTTCAAAATGCTGCAGGCACACGAGAGTTGATCTTTTGAGTAACCAGCGCCATGTATGCCAGCAATGAAAGGTTGGGGACGACCTTCGGTAGTGTAGTAAGCTAAACCACACATACCATCGGCGTTAGGCATCTTACGGATTTGTATGTCACAATCCATAACTGGTAAACGGAGAATTGACCAATCGGGAGAACACTCGTGGTTCAATTGAACAGAGGGACCTTTCTTTGACTCGGCCAACACCATTTCAACACGGTGCAAGGGGAAGCCTTCGGTGATTGAGTTTAAGAAATGAGAACTAATGTTACGGACGGCGGGATAACCTGGGATAGCAAAGTAGGTCAAATGGGGATTTCCCATATCAATTAAGATACAGTCAGCCCACTTGTAACTACACATGGATCCAAGGCCAGTGTTGTTGAGTACGAGGATACTATCGTCTTCTAAATGAGTAGTCATATGACGATTTGTAACAAAAACTCGGTCACCTAGACCTAAAATCCAGGCTTCTTTTCCAGCAAAATTGACATGAATCTGGTTTTCACGTATTACGCGAGAAATTCCAGAGTCAACAGTTAAGGATTGGGGAGAGGGGCGATGTAAAACAACTTGGGGACGAGCGGTCAAAGTTCGGGGGCGAACAATTTGTTGACCACCGGCAAAACGGCCAGATTGGGCTTGTAAATCCTTTTCAGACTTTCCAAACGCACGCGCAACTAAAACTTCTATTCCATAAATTATCAATCGGAACCCAGACACTACGAGCATCAGGGCACCAATGAATTTAAGGGCATCTGTTAACTTTGTTACAAAACTCAGGGTTTTAAACCGACCTGGAGTCATCCACTTAGGGCAGGAATCTTTGATGTTTTCGGGGAGATCAGAGTTAGATTCCATAAAGGCTAGGTACTGTTCGTTAGGATTCTTGTATTGAGTCCAATCAGCACCTTGGTCTCGTTCTTTACCCATAGTACAACCAAGATCAGTCAACCACTGGTAAGGACGTTCGAGGCGGGCTTTCCATGACGTATAACCTGATTGAAGTAGGCAATAAATGTCATGGGGAATCTCGTGATCTTCATTCTTACAATGGAGCGTGAAACGTTCAAAGGAGTCATGAACAAATTGTTTAGGAAGGGCTTGTGGAAATCCAGGTATTAACATCCAGAACTCATCCACCAAAGGATGAGTGACGTCAATTTCGTGGACAGCTTGGACTTGCTTCTTATTATTGAGGAAAAATTTATGCATCCGGTCAGTCGAATTCTTCGACTGGTATTCATAGGATGGTTCAGCAGGTAAGGCACAGATTGTGCCATAAACCATTTTACGATCCTCCATAGGGGGCTCGTAACCATCAGGATAGATGGGGATAGGCTCAGGGTCAGGGATCGCGACATTTACACGCGTTGAACTGATTGCATAACGCAGTGGATCAATTACAATGGGTACAGGTTTGTCGTTGTCGACACTTAGGCGATAAGCGCCATGCATTTGGACAGCAAAATTTACGACTTGGTAAAAGCTCAAACGAGATGTGGGAACACCATCGATTGTTATGACAGTTTCTTTGGCACAGCCTTGGTAGGGCTGGGCCACCACATGAAACTCTAGATATAAGGGCAGCTTCATGGTGTCTAACATATCAGGAATTTCAAACGGGCAGCAGACTTGTTTCCCTTGAGAATCAAGACGACAGCGAGATGTGTGTTTGTGAACTTTTACATCAAACACACCGGTTTGACGAGCATAAAGTACAGTAGGATCACGAATTGAGAGATTCTTGGGTTCGATCTCATTACGAGTAGTAATTAAATAATCGGGATCGGCTTTAAGACGATTCTTTGTGTTTAGATCAGCTGACGCAAGGTCAACTTTCTCAGTGGACATCAAAGTAATTATCGACATCGCAAGAGGCTCAACAGTTTTTGGGTCACACTGTTGAAACAGATCATCGATCATCCAAATTCTTTGGCCTTTATAGCCATCGTAATAGGTCTCAGCTTGATTCTTAGAAAAAACACACGAAAGGTCAAAATCCTTAGCATATTGGGGGTCTTTGTACACTCTGTAGGTAGTAGTATAAATTGCTTGTTGGAGTTTAGCAGCGACACGGGTCTTACCAGTGCCAGCACCACCAACCAACGAAATCCATACAGGGAGCTTACGGGGTCGGCCAGAAATCTCTTCAGTCACAACAGCAGCATCAATAGTATTCACTATTCTGACGCATCTTTCCATTATAGCACGGAGTCCTGGTTGAACATCTTTCGACAGATTATTAACATAAAGGGCACGGAATGTTAATGAAACACTTTTTGCAGCAGTTAAGTTGGCTGGATCTTTATGAAACCACACAACATAACCACCTTCGGCATCTTGGGCGGCTTGTATTCGGCAAAGTTCAGTTTCAGCAGTTAATATGGCTTTTTCAAAATTAGAATGGGGATAAGGTTCACCAGTCCAGGCAGAATACGCCCAGATGTAAATCTTCTTCCCACGCTCAATAAACCATTCAACAGCCTGAGCCAGACGGAAAAACTTAGGGATCTTCTCAGTAACAACAAAACCATAATCGACAATCTTGCCACCAAATCGTGCAAACGAATGGGCAACCAGATCAACGATATCTAAAAATGTAGGGGAGTCACTAAGCTTATAACCAAAATCATCAGATTGTTGTTTGATACCATCCTCACGGAAGGTAACTTCAACAGGGATTGTAGGTTCAGTGTAATGAGTACCGAGTAAACGGTAAAGAAGACGCTCAGGGACGAAAGGTACCAAAATTGAAATGACAGATGCAATGGTCTTACGGGCAATATCGGGCAAAATCAAACGGACCATCAAAAAAACAAAATAGAGTACACAAAATAACTTGAGCGCTTCAACAAAAATCTTGAGGGTGTCAGCAGGAATGATCTTATCCAAAAAACCTTGTACTTGTTCTTGAACTTGGGTTAGGAGATTCGAAATCACCCGAAGAACCGAGGTTGATTCTTCGAGGGTAGTCACAGCTTTATGGGTCTCAGTGACAATTGTCCGGGTAGCTTGATCAAAAGATTCGGTCATTTGTTGGGCCGTAGCAGCAACCATTTCAGCAGAAGCAGTTATGCGCTCAGCACGTGAATCCAGAACAGCCAGTGATGAATTAACACCACTAGCAAGTCGAGATAAGAGAGTCTGAGCTTGATCAGCGATAACATAACCAGCAAAACCCAGAATAGGCGATGCAATGATGGGCGCAGGAAGTAGGGTACCGACAGCAGCACTAGCTGCAGCAATAGCAGCTGGAACGTATGATGTAAGGCCCTGGTAGCGAAGCTCAGGTCCAAGTCGTTCGGCCGTTGAGGGCTTCTTCTCCATGGGAGAGTCAAACCATACGATATCATCGTAACGGTCAGATAAGTGAGCAATAGAATGAGCGAGCCGAAGGTAACGGGAGCCCATGAGCCCACCCAAACGGCATAGAACGCCACGATGAGGGTGATGTGAGTCACCCACCCAGGCAGCAATTGCCCTTCGGCGAGAGATGAGAGGACTAGCCCGGCAGCGAATTGCCAATAAATGTTGCTCATAAAGAGCAAGAAGTTGGTTGAGGTCGGAGCGGGACTTGAGATCGACTCGGAGGCCGAACTCCCAGACGGGGCTAGGAAGATCAGCAAGGATACGAAAACATTTTACAGCAACATCGCGGGGAATGTCGATGTTAGCAAAAGAGGTCGTCGTTTTGGATTTGGTACGCACGGGATATGCGTCGGGTAAACCATTCTTTTGGAAGAAGGGTTTGGAAGCCTTGTGACGGGACACATGGCTTTTAGTAGGCAGGGTACGGAAGGCGACTTCGGCGAGGAGGTCGTCCTCTTGTTTGTGAACTTGGTTCAGGGAGAACACTTGTTTGTCGTGACGGGCAACCACTTGAAAGCGGTCACCAACTCGCATCACGTCAAGATAAGCAGCGTAAATGGCTTGTTGCCACTCGTCGAACTGATCATCGGGAAGAATATCACCACCAGTTCGGTAGTCAGGATGTGGAACTTTCCTCTCACGGGGAAAGCTCATGGGGCTCACGAACGAATTGTAGCGCTCTAAGGCTTGTCTGGACATGAAAGGCCAGCCAAAGCCAGACACCATGCGATCAAATTTGTCAGCGCACTGAGGGTAGTCGTAGAAGAACGCGAACCTGGTGTCAGAACGAGCTTGGACATAGCGAAGAGCGGAGGCCATGTCAATGAAATACTCAAGCTGTTGAGGGCCAGACAGGTAAAAGACCATAAGAGAAGTGGTCAGATAACGTCGTTCAGCTTGGAGGTGATCGGAGTTTAGATCCTCAAGGAAATGTTGAGAGAATCCATTGGTATTATCATTGAGATCCCCTTGACAGAGGATGGAGAGCTGTTCCTTAACAAAGGGTTCAAGAAAAGTGGACTGATAGTCGGGGGGGAGTTGTTGGTACCAACTCCAAAAAATACGGCCTTGATCTATATCGCTCTGAACGCGACGATCATACTTGATAGTACGAGGATGTAAGGCAGGCAAATCTTGTAACGCAATCTCACGAAAGGTGGGTCGACGCTGGACCAAAAGCCAACGAGTCTGGGCATCAAGAAGATCACTAGTGTAAGCGATATCTGAAGGGTGGATTTGGGCATTATGTTGAAATAATGACCACGCTTTTTTGGTCGTTGGAGTAGGAAAAGGGTCATTGGGGCCAACACACCCACCTTTCGTGACAAGGTAGGGATATTGTTCGGATGGCATGTACTCATCCTGAAATTTAAACGGAATGAATTCGGGAGCGGACGGG